GAGTGGTTTGAGTATCAACGTGACGACGGCGAGCGCCGCCGCGCGCCAAGTAGGCCTGTGCGTGATCGGGGCCGTGGACGCGCACTGGCCGAAGCGGAAACGACCCTGGCTCTTCCAGCGCGCGCGCATGTAGATCCTGCCCGGCGGGTTCCGTACGCTCAGCGCACCGCCCGGGGCTTCCGGGCAGCCACCACCCCCAAGAGGACCCTATGGGACGCATGTACAGTGGCCGCGTTGCGGCCGTCAACCTGCCGGCCACCAACGCCTTCGACGTGTTCGAGCTCGTCTGCCCGTCGGACTCCTGCGTCGTCGTCCACTCGATCTCGTTCGGGCAGAGCGGCACGGGCGACTACGGCGACGCTCAGGCCGAGGGCTTGCCGATGGAGCTCATCCGGCTCTCCGGCGCGACCACGAGCGGCTCGGGCGGCTCGACCCCGACGCCAGCGCCGCACAGCTTCGGTGACCCGGCCTTCGGTGGGACGCTCGAGGCCTCGAACACCACGGTGGCCGTGGTCGGTTCGGGCGCGCTGACCACCATCCGCTCCGAGGCGTTCAACGTGCAGGCGGGGTACCAGTACCTACCGACGCCCGAAGAGCGCATCGTCCTCTCGCCCTCGCAATCGCTCGTCGTGCGCATCCCGGTCGGCCCGGCCGACGCGATCTCGACGACCTACGCGACCATCACCTTCGAGGAAGTGGGCGGCTAGTCCTTGGGGAAGTGGGTCTATCGCAGGCCCTACTTCCGCCAACCGCGCGTCCGGGTTCCGTGGACGAGGGGCCATGGGCTCCTCATTGGCCTCCCCACGAGGCGCAGGGTGGGCGTGCGTCGGCGGATGCAGATCCGTCGGCGCACGTCGGCCGTCGCCGCGCTGACGCATGCGGCTTCGGCCGTCGCGTTCGTTCGCCGAGCTAGAGTGCTGCGGAAGCGCATCCCGCGTGCGCTGCGGCGCGTGGGCTTCACCATGGGGCGCTCGCCTGCCTCGATGGTCGCGATCGTCAGGCGCGCGCGCCAGGCACGCAGGCGGCCCGCTCGAACTATCCGCAGGCTCGGGGCTGCACTCGGCCGCGCTGCCGCCGGAGCGACACCCTTCCGCCTGAAGCGACTGCGCCGCATCGCTCGCCGGTTCACGCGCCCGCGTCCGCCGTTCCTGCCTGACACGAAGGCCCCCGCGAACAACAAGGCCGGCCCTGCGATCAGATTCCGCCGCGCGGTCGCGAAGATCCGTGAGGCGATGATCCGCCGCCTGCGCTGGAAGCCCAGGCCTGACCAGATCGTCCCTGAGATCGAGCCGCCGCACACCCCCGCCGAGAATGTCATCAAGGGGCGGATCGCTCAGCCCGGCCTCGTTCGCGGGCGCATCGTGACGGGGGGGATGTAGCCGTGGTCGATCAGCTGGCCGTGGTCACCAAGACAATCACGGGGACAGGCAACGTCGATTTCACCGACCCGAGCATCACCGGGACCTGCACCGGGATGCTGCTCATCTACTCGGCGACCGCGACGGACAACGCGGACAACGCCCACGCGATCATGGGCATGGGCTTCGTCGCGCCGGATCCGGGGGCCGGCACGCAGGAGCAATCGACGTGCATCCGCGCGCAGAACGGGCAGAACACCACGCCCAACTGTGGCACGATCCACTCGACCATCAACGGTATCACGGTCACGAACGAGACCGGCACTACAACCGTCGCGGCGATCTACGACTCGCAGCAGGCGGGTGGCATCCGGCTGAACGTCACGACGTTCACGATCACCTCCATCAAGGTGACGGCGGTTCTCTTCGCCATCTCGAACTCGTACACGGACAACGTCACGAGCTCGACCTCGAGCGCGCACAAGACCACGGGCGGGACCACGAACTTCCGCGCGAATGCGATCATCTTCAACGCGGCGGACACCGCGCTCTCTGGCGCAACGAACGACGCAGCGCCAGGCCTCGGCTTCGCTGTGGACACGGCCGGCCCGCCGCAGGTCTCGGCCTACATCAGCGCGGACGACGCCACCGAGCCGTCCGATGCGGACGGGATCTTCAGCTCCGCAGCCGCCTTCACGACCGCGCGAAGTCGTAGCGCTGGGGCTCTCGTGGTCGGGACCTCGACTATCAGCTCCTTCGACTCTACGGGGTTCAATCACCAAGCGACGGTCGCGAGCACGCTTGCGCACCTCCTCGCGCTGAAGTTCGCCGGCAACGTGCGCGTGGCGTGTGCGAACCTCTCCGTTGCCGCCGCCACGGGTCAACAGGTCTTCAACGCCTTCGGCTTCACGCCAGACCTCGTCATCGGGATGGGCACGCTCCTCACCTCCGTGGACTCCAACACGGACGGCGCGACGGCCTCGTGCTCCTGCTACTTCATCACCGGGCGCTACGCATCGCGCGCGATCGCCTGGCACCACCAGGAGAACCTGACACTCGCGGGTGCGGTTGTTGCGGTCGCCCACACGCGCCAAGAGGACGTGGCCGTCCTCCAATACGACCACCTCGGGAACATCGTCCAGCGCGCGACCTGGCTCGGCGCCTCTGGCTCGGGCGGGTTCATCCTCGACTTCTCGGTTGGCTCGCAGGCTGGGACGCTGACCGCGCTCGGGATCCAGCTCGTCCCGAACCCGCCGCTGCCTATCCGCAGGCTGCGCCGCCCGCGCCGAGCCCGAGCGCGCTACAGGCGCCGCCGCGTCTTCATCGGTGGACGAGTCGTCGGCCCCCCGCCGCTGCTCCGCGGCTTCTGGAAGGCCATCGCGCGCATCCGCAGGGCCGCTATCGCCCGCATGCGCTGGAGGCCAGTCATCCTGAACGTGACGCCGCCGGTCGCGACCATCACCACGGAGTCGCCTAAGGGCCGGATCTGTTCTCCGGGCCTCCTCCGCGGCAGGATTGTGGGGCCAGCCATGCACGAGCCCGAGGAAGACACTTGAGCGACATTGTCACCGTGACCGACGACGTGCTTGAAGGAACCGACTGTTCCGACGTGGGCGTGATCGTTGGCGCCGATGGCCGCACGATGCTCGTGCATTCCGACGTCACCGGGCCGGTGCTTCTTGACATCATCGAGCGCCGCTCGCAGGTCGCGATCTACTCCACGAGCTTCTCTGCCGGTTCCTCAGGCCCACTCTACGACACGCCCCAAGTGGACAAGTACTGGGGCCTTGACCTCATCGGCTACAACTGGCGCTATTTGCCGACCGTCGCCGCGCTCGCGCTCCAGAGCGCGACCTGGAAGGGTGGGCGCACCTACGACCACGTCTATCGCTTTCCAGTGGCCGGCGGGATCATCCGCGCTGTGTTCCGCCGCACCATCATCGCAGGAGCGATCTGATGCCCTGGTCAGCCGCAGCCCACGCCTTCTTCGGCCTCTGCGCCGGCAAGAACCGCGACAAGGCCATCAAGAAGTGCCCCCCGAAGAAGGACGCGCTCCGCATGGTGCGCGAGGGCATCAAGAAGCCCAAGAGGTAGGCATGTCAGGCAGACCTGGCGGTCCCGGATCGGTTCCCGGCCACGCGCCGACGAACATCCGCGGCCACCCGTCCACGCTCCAGAGAAACCAGGCGACGCATCGCCAGTTCGGAGCGCCGGGCGGAAACAGCCGCGAGCACAACGGAGCGCGCGCGACCGCGCAGCACCGCTACTGCCTGGAGGCGATCCAGAAGCTCGAGCGCCTGGACGACAAGGACGCCATCGAGCGCGTCTGCAAGCGGTTCCCGAAGCGCATGGTCCTGCGCCTGATCGCGCTCCAGATGGCCGCCGAGGATCCGGCCTCGATCTTCTTCCTCCAGGCGCAGCGCCAGATCTGGACGATGATGGTCGCCCCGGTGCGCAAGGAGGACAAGGCGGACGAGATGGCGGCCCGCGAGGCGGAATCGATCGAGGTCTATGTCGGCCGCCTAGAAGTGCCCATGCCAGGCGCCCCAGGCGACGTGCCGCCCGCCACCGAGACGAAGGCCGGCTAGAAGGCAAGAGCCCGGGACGCGCAACGCACGCGCCGCCGGGCTCCTGTGAGAAACCCTCCTCAAGGTCGCGGGGGCCCTCTCGGGGGATCAGCCGAACAGTACCCCGCTCCTTGACCGGGGGTCGGAGCTTCTGAACGATGGACGCGCCATGCAGTACCCGAAGAGCACGAAGCGAGTTCCCGCAACCCAGGCCAGGGCAGAGAAGTTCGGCCTCGCGAACCAGATCAGCTACGAGGCGGACTCGCGCCGCAAGCGCAACGAGCTCTCCGCGAAGCTGAAGGCCGATCACGCAGCCGCGCGCGCCGCAGGCGCTAAACGCGCCGCCAAGATGGCGGCGAGCACCTCCGGTGTGAACGCCGGCACCATCGGAGGCGCCTACCTCCAGAGCTTCCAGCCGCAGCAGCGCAAGAAGAAGTAGGCCGCGCGCGTGCTATCGCTCGACCCCAAAGAGCTCATGCGCGAGGTGCTCGCCTCCGCGAAGGCGCGCGACGTGCGCCGCGAGGGCATCAAGGCGATGCTCGACAAGTTCCCCGGGTCCTGGTGGAGCGGCTGCCCTGCGGACGGCGAGTTCGACCCCGAGAACGCCGGCTTCGAGCTCGTCAGCTACCTGATGACGCAGCTCGTGTGGACGAACCCGCGCGTCAACGTCTCGACACGCCGCCCGATCGCTCAGCAGGAAGTCGCCGAGGCCATGCAGTTTGGCCTCAACCGCTGGATCGTTGACAGCGACTTCAAGACGACGCTCGAAGACCACGTCGTGGACTACCTCTACGGGTGGTGCATCGCGCACTGCACGCTGCGCCCTCGCGAGGAGGCCTACGAGATGGAGGATCCTCCGCTCTGGCCTCAGGTGACGCGCATCTCTCCCGGCAAGTTCGGCTGGGACCACCTGTGCGCGACGCCGCGCCAGGCCCGCATCCTCTGGCACGAGTGGTGGGCCGACAAAGACGACATGCTCGAGCGCGCCCGCAAGGACGCGAAGCTGCCCGAGTCGAAGCGCGAGGGCTGGGACCTCGGCGCCCTGGAGGACATGACGACCTCTAATGCGGGCGTCACCCTCCTCGGCGCGATGCAGCAGGACCCGAACGACACGGCCGTCGATCGCAAACAACTTCGCTTCGTCTCGATCTACCTGCCCGGCCACCAGCTCGACAACGAACCCGGCCCCGCGCAGGGGTTCAACGGCACGACCGTCGTCCTCGGCTGCAACGCGAACGGGAAGAACAACCCCTCAAGCGGCACGATCGTCTGCCCGCCTCAGCCGATGTACGGCCCGCGCTGGGGGCGCTACGTCATCGGCGGCACCTACCCGGTTCCCGACTCGCCGCACCCGCTCTCGGTGATCCTCGCCAACGCCGGGCACATTGAGCAGGCGTCACGCGCAGGCCAGTCCGTCTCGCGCGCGATCGAGGCCTACGCGAAGATCGTGGTGACCTCGGACACGGAGATCGGCGAGCTCATCAAGGACGGCAAGCACACCGGGATCTACACCACGCGCTCACTCCAGAACCTCTCGGACAAGCTTGTGTCATTGGAGAAGGGCGGCCCGACTCAATCCATGCTCATCGGCGAGTCGCTCATCCGCACACGCCGCGACCGCGCGCTTGGCTTCGATGACGTGCAACGAGGGGTCGTCACTGGCGACGGCACCGCGACCGAAGTAGCCGAAGCCTCGCAAGCTGCCGGCGCACGCACAGCGCAGATCAAGGGTCGCTTCCAGGACTTCGCGCGCCGCATCTTGAAGACGGTCGCGTACGACCTCTTCAGCACGGACGAGATCGTGTTCGCCGCCGGACCCGAAGCCGCAGAAGCGCTCGGCGCTCCAGAAGGGACCGAGCCCTTCTTCGAGGGCGGCCGATTCGAAGCGGGCAGCGGCGCCACCTTCGATGATCTCGGCCTCGACATCGAACCCTACTCGATGGAGAGAGCCACCGATCAGATCCGCGCGCTGCGCGCTCAGTTCTACACGAACGTGTGGCCGATGCTGGGCCAACTCCTACCGCAGATGGTCGCTTCGGGCTGGAAGCCCAAGCCCGCGCTCCGCGCCATCGGCGAGGCCTACGCGATCCCCAACCTGGAGGACCAGGTGGACATGGAGACGCTGATGCAGGCCGCGAAGAACCCGTTTCCAGGCGAGGACCCGATGCCCCGCCTTCTCCGCGACATCGGCGCTTTCCGCCACGAAGCCGGGCAACTCGGCCGCCCTGCGAACAACCCGCGTGGTCGCAACCCCACGCAGATCAAGCCCTTCCAACCGAAGGTTCCGGCTCTCACTACGCCTGCGATGGCGAAGCCCGCGCAGGCCCCTGCGGCTGCTCAGGCAGGGTGACCGTCTTGCGCTCGCTCAAGAGGATTGTACGCTCGCGACCGCGTAGCGGTTCCCGCTCGCTCCCACGCGAAGCGTCGTAGCCATGACCCGCCGCCGCATCCACTTCGACCAGGACGAGAACGGCAACTACCGTCCGGTCGGAGCCAGCACAACGCGCCACCGCGAGATGCTGAACTTCCGCCCCTTCGAGACGCCGCAGCTAGATCGCAAGCAGGCCGAGGCGATTGGCGCGCACTTCGATCCGAAGGACGGGATCACGACCGTGACGAACGAAAAAAGCCTGCGCGAGCACCTTGCCAGGGAGCGCGCGGCAGGCCGTGACGTTCGTTGGCGCGAGCACTAAGCCGCTCGGTCGATCTGCTCCTCGTTCGTCGTCTCGCTGTCCACGAGCGCCACGTCCACCATGCCGAAGGCGACGGCGAGATGCGCGAGCGCCTTGCAGATCGAGCGCACGGGCGACCAGGCGATGATGTCGCGCTCCTCCTGGTGGTGGACGCGGCCCATGACCCAGAAGCGCGACTCCTCCAACGACGGGGAGACGTCCTCTGCCACGCGACGCTCGTTCGGCGAGAGCGCGCGCGCCATGCCGGCCGCGAGCGTGGTCGTGGCGCACAGCGCGTCGGTCAGGAACGAGCGGAAGTCGTGCCGGGAGCTCACTGGGCTGCCTCCAGTTCGCGGCGCGCCTCCACGACCATGGCGTCTGTCGGCACCACGCCGAGCTGCATGAAGTGGGCGAAGAGCCGGTCTTCGAGGTGCTTCTTCTGCTCTCCGATGTCCACAGCCAGGAGGAACGCCTCCACGTCGCCGCGCGTGCGGATGGTGCCGAACAGGATGGGTTGCTTCATGCTGTCCGGTATCGGCCGGCGCCGGCTCTGGACTTGAGCCTGTCCGGTTGGCAGGCTTTTCCGCATGAGCGAGCAGGAAGCAGCGCCGGCAGCGGCGATCCCGGGGGCGCGAATCGAAGGCCAGGCCGAGCTGGACGCGAGCTTCGCCGCCGCGTTCCTTGAGCACGATCCGGACGATGGCGGAGGCGCAGACGAGCCCGCCGAGACCGATGCCGCCCCGGTGCGCGACGAAGAGGGCAAGTTCACGAGCCGCGCGGCTGCGGGCGTGCCGAAGATCGGAGAGCGAGACGATGCTGACGGCGCGGCAGAAGACGATGAGGGCGCTGAACAAGTGGCTGGAGGCGACGAGGCCGCCGTGGCTGCGAAGCCCGAAGACGCCGAAGCCTACGAGAAAGCGCTGCTCGCGCTCCGCTACAGCGGGGTGCCGAGCGCGATCATCAAGAACGCCTCCCGGGAAGAGCTGATCGCCTGGGGGACTGAGGCCGCCGACAGGCGGGCAAAGACGGAGGCCGCGCTCGAAGAGCGAGCCACGCGCATTCGCGAACTGGAAGAGGGGCAGAAGGCACCCGCTGCTGCGCCGGCCAAGGCCGCCGCGCCGGACTGGACGCCCCATCTCAAGGCACTCGCGGACACGCTCGGGCTCGACTCGGAAGCTGCGACGAAAGCCTTTGGGCCCGTGCTGGATGCGGTCGCGTCTACGGTGCGCGCCGAGTTCGAAGGACGCCTCTCGCCGATCGAGAGAGCAACCCAGGACGCGAACGCCGCCGAGGGACGCCGACAGATCAGCGAGCAAGTGCGACGGCTTGCCGTCGATCACCCGAAGCTGAAGACCGACCAGGACTTGGTTCAGAAGCTGAATGCGAAGGCGCTCGCGCTCTGGAAGAGTGGCGAGTACCGCGATGCGGAGAGCGTCTACGACGATGCCTCGAAGCTCGTGCTGGGCGCCCCCACGGCCAACCTCGCTGCGAAGCGCCGGAACGGCTCTGCCGCTCCGCCGGAAGGACGCATGCACGAGGCCATGGAGTCGTCCGACGAAGCCTTGCTGACGGCGATGGACCGATCCGAGTCGGGAGACAGCCGGGGTGCGCGACGCGCGGGCTCGCAGTTCTGGGACCAAGAGTTCCAGCGCCGCAACGGCCGCACTCCCAAGTAGGAGACGATTCGATCCCCGCTCTTGAATGAGCGGACCGAAGACGGCTCAGCACGCCAAGCCCAGGGGGATTCCCATGGCCGGCGGTCAAGCTCTCAACACGCTCGTGGACCTGTTCCTGGCCACGAGCCCGACGACGCTGACGGCGATCAAGATGATCGAGAACGAGGCGTCGTTCCGCACCACGCTCCTGCGCCAGATCATGCAGGCTCACGACATGAGCCAGCAGATCCAAGGCGGCTCGGAGATCCAGGACTTCGTCTACTTCGACGAGGTCAACAGCGCGACGGACTACCAGCCGATGGAGGAGTTCGCTCCTCAGCTGAGCCAGCACTTGACGCGCTGGTCGGTGCCGTGGCGCTTCACGCAAGTGAACGAGGTGTTCAACAAGCACGAGAAGGGCTTGCAGAACATCGGGCAGCTCAACAGGGGCGCCCGCGGGATGGTCTACAAGGACATCATCTGGGCGAAGTGGATGAACGTCATCACTTCGCTGAACAACCACATGGAGCGCGGCTTCTTCTTGCAGCCGAGCACCA